AAACAAACAACTAGAAGAAGATTTGGTAGGGGTGGTAGAGGTGGTAGATATGCAGCAGGAGCACAAGATCTTGAAGCACTTAGAGTAAGAAATCAAATGCTTATGCAAAGGGCAAACATGGCTGCATTTGGTTTAAATGCTCTTTCTCAGTCTGCGTCAATGTTGGGTGGAGGAATTGCAGATAAGGTTGCTCCAATGATGATGGGTCTTAATGCAGCAACAATGGCTATGATGATGATCCAAGGACCAATAAGTGCTGCCGTTGTTGGAATTGGAGCAATTGCTGTTGCAGCAGTAATGGTTAGAAGAAGTTTTGATAAGGCACAAGATGAAACTCTTGCATTTGCAGAACAAATGGGAGCAAGTTCTAAAAATATAAGAATGTTTGCAGAAGCAGCAGGAAAAGCATCTGCTGGTGAAGTTATGCAAAGAAGAAGAGAACAAAAATTTGGATTATATCAAATTAAACCAGGTAAAAAAACATTTGGACAAGCATTTACTGAAGGTGAACAGGGCAAGCAAGTAATTAAAGATGTTGGTAAAAACATTAAAGAAAGTGGACAAGCAGGTGCTCAGAGTGCACTTGTTTCACAACTAGCAACAGCAGTAACTTCTGGAGCAATGAACGCTGAACAAGCAAGAAGCGTTGTTGCAAATATTGCTAAAGAACTTGGCGATTACTCGTTTGGAATGAGCGTTAATGCTCAGTTAATATCCATTCTTGGCCCTAATGGTGAAAACTTAATGACAGATCCATTGACTGTTAGAACAAGATTAATTCAAGATACAAGACAAAGAATGAACCAAGGGGCACAGGCTGCTAATAGAGCAACAGGAATTGCTGGCAGGGATGTTATGAATATTGGTGGATATGCAGCAGCGGGAGCGGGAGTAGGAGCGGGAGTGGGAGCAGCAGTAGGTTCTCTTGCATTTGGTGCTGGAGCAGCACCTGGTGCTGTAATTGGAAGTTTAATTGGAGGTGCTGCAGGTACTATTTTTGGTATGAGAGATAGAAGAAAAAGAATTGGTGAGGCTACAGGTGCTCAGGTAGGATTGCAAAAAATTGCATTAGAACAACAACAAGAATTGCTAGATTCTTTAGATTTAGAATATCAACGAAAAATAGAACTTCTAAAAGCAGAAGGAAAAATTGCAGAAGCCAAAAAACTTCAAGCAGAATATGATACAAACAGAGAAAAACTTGTTAAAGAAAATCAAAAAACAACACAACAAATTACTGACTCATTTTTAAAATCAAATGCACAAAAAGAACTTATGACGGGTGCAAATAAGGCTGTAACTTCTAAATATAAAGGTACAGCACTTGAAGATGTTGCTAAATTATCAACATCTGCTATTGGTTCAATGGCTCTTAAAGACGAACAAAAATATACTCTTACAATGCAATTAGCATCTGGACAACTTAATCCTATGCAAGTCCTTGATATTGTAGAAATTTTTAAGAATAAAGAACAACAAGAAAGATTTTTTAATATTACCACTAAGTTTGGTGGAGCAATGTCAAACGAAGCATTAAATGTTGCATCTATGTTTTCTGGAAAAGATGGCACAAATACTAAACTACAAAGACAAATTATGTTTGATGTAGAAGCAGCAAAAACATCTAAAGAAGCACAAGGAACAATTGATTTTTGGAATCAGGTTAGCAAAGTTGGTGGGGTACTAGACGTAAGTGTACTTGGAGAAGTAATACAAAAAGATCCAAATAAACAAACACAACTTATGGATATTTTTAAACAAGTTGATGCAAAGAAAGGAAAGATTAAGGTTGACATTGCAACTAAAATTTTGGGTTCAAGTCCAAAAGCAATTCAAGCACTTAATGAAAATCTTGACTATTATCTCAAACTTCCAGCAGAAGATCAAAAAGTTTATTTAAAAACATTGGTTACAACAATGGAAACCGTAGATTCTAGTAATGCAGAATTCCAAGGATGGTTAAGAGAGCAGGGTGTTACAGCAAGACAAGCAGAGCAAAAGGGATTTATGGATGCTCAACTTAAAAAATTTGCTGACTTTAAAGCAAGACAGGTGACAGCAACTGCAGGAGATAAGTCATCTGTTCCAGGAGGTAAAAAAGGTAGTGGCACTGATAAGAAAAGAGATACAACCTTTGATGATTTATTGATGAGACTTAAAATGGTACAAGATGGTAGCATTAAGGCAACTGGTGGACTTGCAGAATTAAAGAGAGTGATGTCTGGTAAAGATAAAATTAGTTTAACAAAGTTTCAAGGCATTGATCAACAACTATTAAAAAATGGAAAAGTAAGTAAAGAGTTCTTAGATTTTATAGATTCTCTTGGTCCAGAAGGTATACAAAAAGATCTTGAAAAGTTTACTGAAAAAGGTAAAAATGGAATACGTGTTCTTAATGAGGCTGGTAAAGCAATAATGAGGGGAATGGTAGCAGCCAAACTTGGAGAATATCAAGAAAATATTTCTAGAACTAACGTTGAGTTAAAAAAGCAAATTGACGCAACTTCTAAACTTATCAAGGCTGGATTTACTTTTGCAGAAGCCCAAGAACTTGCTAAAGATTCTACTCTTGCTCTTGCAATTGCAAATAATGAACTTGATCCAAAACAATTAAAAGAACTTAAGAATCAAACACGAGAACTTACAAAGGCTCAACAAGAATATGAAAGAGTAACAAAAGTTGCCTTGATGGATGAGATGGATGGGCAAAAGGCTAGATTTGAAATGGTACAAAAGTTTGTAGCATTACAGGAACAACTAATCGAAAATCAATATGCATCTGAAAAAGCAGTTTTAACTTCTCGTCAAGCAGCAAATGAATATGCTTTAGAAAAAATATCACAAGAAGAAGAAAAGATTAATGAAAAGTATGACAAGCAAATTGAAGCATTAGACAAGATCGCAGCAAAGCAAGAAGAAATTAATCAAATACAGCAAAGAAGGTTTAGTCTTGTTCAAGCACTCGCTGGTGGAGATATGGCAGGTGCTGCTGGAGTAATTCAAGAAATTAGACAAGCAGAGGCTCTTGCACAAATTGAAAGAAAGCGAAAGGCAATTGAAGATGCAAGAAAGAAACAACTTGCAGGAGTTCAATTTGATGGTAAAACAAGAGAACAAATTGAAGCAGACAATAAAGTAATAGTAAATAGCCTAGCAGATATTGAAGAAAAGATTAGACTTGCTAAAAATTCTTTAGATGATGAACTTAAGAAAACTATTGGAATGACACGAGTTGAAATAGAGTCTGCAGTTAATGGAATTGCTAAGGCTCTTGATGCTGGTATTGATCCAAACAATAAAGATTTCTTGGGACAAATATTAAAGGGCGTTGTTGGAGATGCAAATGCTACCGTAACTGCGCTTAAGGCTGTTGGAACTGAAATTAAAACATTGCTTGCAGAGCAGGCTGCAGCAAAAGCAAAATATGACAATAATGGAAAATTTGCAGAACAAAAACTTAAAGAGGAACAAGAGGCTAAGGCAGCAGCAGAGGCAGCAGCAAAGGCAGCAGGAGGTGGCACACCACCAGTATCAACGCCTTCATCTGGATCATCACCAGGTTATGTTGCTATTGGAAGTAATTTTTATCCAGTTGATAATAACTTAAAACCAAAATCAGCACCAAATGCTGATTGGGCCACTCAGATGGGTAGATATTTGGGTGGAGTAGGCCCTATGCCAGACATGTCATCTAAGCCTAAAACTACACCTAAAAAAACAGAAGAACCATCTTACCAAGATAGATTGAGGCAGTTAGGAATTTTGTTTAAGTCTGGTGGTGGACTAATTCCTAAATATATGAATATGGGTGGAGTTGTACCAAAATATTTTGCAGCAGGCGGATATGGTAAAGGAACAGACATTATTCCAGCAATGCTAACTCCTGGAGAGTTTGTAATACAAAAAAGAGCAGTTGATATGCTTGGCACAGGTGTAATGAATAATATTAATAATGGAGAACTTCCAGGTAACTCAGTGTATAATTATAGTCTAAGCGTCAATGTATCAAATAGCAATGCAAATCCAAATGATATTGCAAGAACTGTTATTAATCAAATTAAACAAATTGACGCACAAAGAATTAGGGGTAGCAGATAATGGCAACAGCAGCATATATTTTGGGCAGAAATAGATATACAAGGCCACAGGCTGTAATCTGGTCGGAAAATGCTGGAACATTAGATACCACTGGTATATATATTCCTATTGGTCAAGAGATAGGTGCTGATTCTAGTTTGGCAACAACTGCACAGCCAGCAAATCAATTTTTGATTTTGTCAGATCATAATAGATCTCCACTACAGTTCAAGCCACAAAGAATAGAGCAAAGACAAAGAATGATTAATGGAAATATGAGATCTCATCATATTGCAGATAAAATGACTATATCAATGTCTTGGGATAATTTACCATCAAGGGCATATTCAAGAGTTGCAGATTTTAATTCAACAGGAAAGTCTGACCTTACTGGACAAAATGAATATACAGCAGATGGTGGTGCAGGTGGAGTTGAACTTCTTGACTGGTATGAAAACCATAAGGGGCCATTCTGGATGTTTTTATCATATGATAATTATAAAAATTTTGGTACAGATGATTCTGCATTTTTACATTTAACAAGTTATAGTGAAATTATGCAGGTATATATTGTAGACTTTAGTTATGATGTTATAAAAAGAGGCAGAACAAACCACGATTTATGGAACGTTTCTGTTAATTTGGAAGAAGTGTAATGTTTAACAACACAGTATTAAAAAATTATTTTCAAAATTCACCAACTATTCAGTCTAATGCAAAAATAGTTGCTGAATGGAATATGAATATGCCAGACAATATTTTTAAGTTGGGCAACTATAGATATCGTCCACAAAGTAGTGATACTAGGTATTTAACAATACAGTCAACATTTGATCAAAATGATGTTGGTCAATTTTATACTGGAGCCACAGATGCCGACATAGTTGTAGATGGTGGAATAGACGATGATGCAAATCCAATTTTTTATACAGCAACAAAAGAACAACTTAAACTTTACTATTCGTTAGAAGACTGCATTAAACCATTTAGACCAAGGTCTGGCATCAATAAAACATCTTATATTCCAGGAAAATATATTCAATCTTTTACAACTGATGCACTAAATAATCAAGGATCTTTTTTTACACAACGACCAAGATACTATATGCCAGATAAAAATGATCAGTTTAAATACTGGACATCTTATAGAACAGAAAAAGAGTCTACTTCTTCACAGAATACAACAGAAAGAGGAATAGCGAATAGGTTAGTTGGTCAATCATATTACATTGACGACGCTGCACCATTTGTTGTTTATAAGAATAATGTGCCATCTAACAGACTTGTTGTTAAAATGCAAACCAATGTTGGCGGAGTAAACCTAGGTCCTTATCAGTCTACAGTTGGCACACTATCAGATCCATTTTATGGTTCTTTAAACAAAACAGTTCCATCTATCTGGAAAATTCAAGTATTAAAAAATAATCAATGGGTCACTGTGCAAGATTTTAATTTTGCATCTAGAAGGCCTGGTAATGGAGCAATAGTTCCAGATGATGGATATGTGGAATTATCATATGGACTAAAGGTTCCAGATAAATACAAAGAACGTTTTATACATGCAGAAACTTTAACATCAGAAAGTTTATTGCCAAATAAATCAATTGATGGCTATTCATATTTAGTTATTACAAGTTCTACAGATAAAGGAATTTATCATATTTGGAGTAGTTTGTCTAATCAATATGAGCAATTTATTCCAGAGTACACCTGGTTTTTAACCGATGATTCGTTAAATCAAACAAAACATTTTGTAACTGATTTGACAAGTCCTGCATCATATATAGAGTCAGCAACAAGTCAAATTAAATATAGAGAGTTTGAATATATTAAGGGAATAAGAATAGTTGTAGATTCTATGAATAAATTTAACTCATCATTTGATTTGATTGAGTTTTCTCCTAGACTTAATGTTGATATTTCAGACAGAGTTGTTTCTTATAATATAAAAAAGTCTTTGGGTGACTTAGGTTCTGGAGCGTTGCCAGTTGGACAGTTATTAGCGTCTACTGGATCAATTAGCATTTTTGATGAGGAACAAGCGTTTAACGAAAACTCAAAAAGTTTAATTTCTGATTATATTAGAAAAAATGTTAAATTTACTTTTTATGAAAATATAGTTAATGTTTCTGGATATGATTATTTAGTACCAGTTAAAACTTTGTATTCTGAGGGTTTTCCACAAGCAGATGTTACTGGTGGAACAATATCTATACAACTAAGAGATTTATATTTTTATTTTGAATCGATGCCAGCACCTGAACTATTTATTACAAATGTTTCTTTAAGTTATGCCATTGCATTGCTTTTAGATTATGTTGGATTTAGTAATTATATATATAAAAGAAATGTTAGTGATATTGAGCCAGTAATTCCATATTTCTTTGTTAGTCCAGATAAAAACTTAGCACAGATTTTAAATGACTTAGCAATATCAACTCAAACATCAATGTTTTTTGATGAATACAATAATTTTGTTGTTATGACCAAAGAATATTTAATGCCTAACGCAACAGAAAGATCTGTTGATTATGAACTTATAGGGTCAAAAGTAACAGATTCTGTTCCTGAAATTATTGTTTTAACTGATGATGGAGAAACACCAACAAGTACTACTACAGAAGAATTAGATGCAGGATTCTATGATACTGAGTTTTGGACAGAAGAGTTAGGAAAAGGTAGTGCATCATTTATTGAAAACACTGCTAGGATTATTAAAAATAAAACCATTACTGGAAAAAAACTTGCAAATATTATTAATATTTCATCACAAGATAAAAAAGTTTATAATGATGGAAAAATTACACATAAGACAAGGTATATAGATAAAACGTATAGCCAGTTGGGTCAAGAAACAAATATAGGCTCAGAAGATAAATCTTGGATATATAAACCGTCTTTGTTGTGGCAAATACAAGATACTAAAGAGTCAAGAATAGGAAATAGTTCTGGTGGATATAGTCTTGCTGCTTTAGTTTTGAATAAAGATCTTGATGATTCTCCCCCTTTCGTTGTGGGCGGCAATGTATATAATAATATTATTGATTTTGGAGAAAGTGCTTATTTATTAGTAAGATATCAAGGATATTTTTATGCTAATGGGGAAATTATAAGATATGATGCTGTTGAGTATAATGTTGCAGGATTTGGCAATGTTTGGATTAGTAATGATGCTGAGTATAAATATTATTTATCAAACATGCCATTCAATGGAAAAATATACCATACTGGAAGGGTAAGGATTTATTCTGAACCATACTATGAACTAGTTGCTGGAGTTAGTAGAAGAAAAGATGGCGCAGTTATGTCACATGGTAGGGCGCAATTTGGAACTAAAATTGCATATCATCATTATGGGTTAGATTCCGTATGGGAAGGAAGTGATAATAGAAATGGGTGTGTAATGGAATCTCAATACCTATTTGGTGGAACTTCTTTTGCAGGGGCAACAACTACTGGACCTGCAGGCATTAATAATACTTTAGCGAAAAAATCTACTATAAATAGTATTGTTAAAAAATATTTAGGAAAGTCTAATTTAACAGAAAATGAAATACTTACAGTTAATACAATAAACCCACAAAAACATAAAGGCGTAGTTCAGTCATCTGCTTTAGTCTTAAAAGGACCTAACTTTAATGCTACAGATCCAAACCCTACTAATTTTATTACTATGGTCACTAGAGGTTTAGGAGATAGATATAATTATTTTGGAACACGACTTAGAATTATCGGGGCTTCTGTTGGAGAAATTCAAGATGAAAACAATAATGCATATAAAACACTTGTTCCTTTAGACGGCTCAATATATTATCAAATACCAACAGACTCTCCAAATCAACCAATTAAGGTTTCTGGAAATTCTGGAGGACTAGGAATTTTAGTTAATTCATCAAATAATAATGGATATTATTTTGAAATTATTTCTTTAGATGGAGGAACAGAAGAGCAGGCAAACATAATTTTTTATAAAATTAAAAAAGATTCTTCATCTTTAAAAGCAATTCCAGAACTTCTTTGGAGCGGTAACGGTGACATACTTTCCGATTCTGGTAACTTTGTTGGTATTTCTAAAAAGTTTGAAGATAAGTATACAACTGTATATGATTTAGCGGTAGAGTATGTAGATGATTTGTTGGCAACAAACACAAGAAGATTTTATCTATACATTAATAATGTTTTGATTGCAACTGTAGATGACAAAGATCCATTACCTAAAAATTATAACGCTGCTCTATTTACACGCGGAGGATCAAAGTGTATGTTTGAGCATTTTATTGCTATGGGGCCAAACTATGCTGTAACTGGATCAGAAAAGATAACTGAGCCAATAGCAAGGGTATTTGGAGGAAATGCAATTAACATAAAGGACTCATTGAGAAAATACGCTTTAAGTGGCGTTCTTCAAGATACTTATTTGTCTGGAGTTGGTCCAGGAAATAATCCTAATTATAAAATATATTATGATGAATTTGGAACAATAATGAGAGAATGTACATACTTAAACGTAAGGTTTGATAATGCATATCCAGCACTGTCTTCACAAATATTAAAACCACAAGACAGGTTTAAAGATTTTACTATTTCTAATTATCAGTCAAACGCATATGGTGCTGAATTTTTAATATTTAATGCGACTGATTCTTTGTTAGATTTAGGAACTACATCTTTTAACTTTTTAAATATTGTAGGAATAGCATTTACACAAGACAACACAAATGTGTTAACTGTCGATGACTATTTTAAAAAGAGTTCAAGTTTTTCAGATCAAGAACTAAGAGGTAATGCAGTAATTTATTCTCCAGTAATCGAAGAACAAAAATATAATACTATTAAAAATAGTAGAATTATTTATGGTAAAAATGAGTTTTCAATTGAAAGCGACTATATTCAAACATCAGATGATGCTGAAGACTTGATGGGCTGGATTATTAATAAACTTATGGAACCTAAAAAGGCTGTGGGTGCAGAAATATTTGCAACTCCAATAATTCAGTTAGGTGATATTGTAACTATTGACTATAAAAATAACAGTGATATAGACATGGTTGCAACACAAAATACAAGATTTATAGTTTATAATATTGAATACAATAGAGACAATAACGGTCCATCAATGACAGTTTATTTGAGTGAGGTGTAATATGGAGTATTGGCAACAAGAAGATATTAATAGTGCAGCAGCAACACCACCAGTCCCAACGCCACAAACAAGCCAGCAAGCCTCTAATTTGGTTACAAAAGCATCTGTTAAAATTGCAACACCACAATATGTTAATTTTGATGAAAATGTATTGAACCCAATAACAGAGGGCGATATAGTTAATTTATTTTTTGAACAAGTTGCTGGACATGAACTATTAATATTAAGCAATAAAAATTTTGTTAATACAAAAAATGTTGAGTATCAGCCAATTGCCAATATTTCTAATTTTAAGAATACATACGATCCTAAAAAAATAATAGCCCTTCAAGATACTTCAGATGTATACTTTTTTAATTTTGCTATAAATTTGCTTGCTAGAATTCCAGACGTTCCAACCGATTCAAGCACTAACGGCACAAACGTTTACATAGATTCTAGCGGGAATCTGGTTATAGAAACCAAAAACAATGAGCCTGATGAAAGAATACAAATAGAAATCGTTTCAGGTGGTACAATATATAGTGATACATTAGAGGTGGATGAGTCTTGATAACTAACAAAGGTAAAGAAATTGTAGCCAAGTATCTTCTTGGAACTGCTCCAGCATATGCTTCATATATGGCTTTTGGCTCTGGCCCACAGCCACTAGGATCTGCAGATTCTCATAGTTTTAATACATATGCACAAAAAGAAGTTTTAGATTTTGAAATGTTTAGAGTTCCAATCTCTTCAAAGGGATATGTGTATGAAGATGGAGTAAATAAATTAGTGTTTACAGCAGAACTTCCTAGCCAAGAAAGATATGAGATAACAGAGATTGGTGTTTATTCCGCAGGAAGTAATCCATCTGCTGCTGGATTTGATAGCAGAAACCTTGTTTTGTTTTCACAAGAAGAAGCATGGCAATCGGTTACTGGATCTACAGCAAATATTCCAGTTGTAACAACACCACTTGATTCTCAAGATGACAATGTTATTGACGTTGCCTATGACGTATTTCAAGCAAATGCTGACAATAGAATATTTTATAGGAACAATAGAAATGACTATCACGAAAGGTGTAGATTTTTTAATAATGTAATTATGATTGCTGGAGATTTTTCTAGTATTAAAGATGCCACATCTTCTACAAATCTATCATCGGCATATCATATTTTAAAAACTGGAACATCAATCAACTTATCTCAAAACTCTTTATCTGATAAAATTAAAATTGCATTTTCTGTTATAAATCAGTCTGCGCCATTAACACTGTCAACACCGTATACTGGTCCAGATAGCGTAAAAATTATAATTGATTTTATAAATACTTCAACTAAAAAAGCAAGATTAAT